TTCAGCCAGGGCGAGAGCGCCTTCAAACGCCAATTCGCGGTAGCTGTCGATGATGGCCTTATTCGCTTCATCAATCGCCGCCTGTGCGGCTTCGGCGTCCTCTATGCTTCCCGTGTAGGCGCTGCCTACCTGGTCCCCCATTGCCTGAAGTTCAGCACGTTGGGCAATGAGCGCTTGCCGTTGGCTCTCGGATAAATCCCCTTGCAATGCGTTGTAAGCGGCCAGCCAATCGGCGCTGCCTTCTTCCGCTGTGCGTACAATTTCGCGGTAGGCGTTGGCCTGTTCGTTGGTCAAGTCACCGGCAAGTTCTGCGTTGACCGCTCCGATTTTGCCCGCGTTGCTAATGGTGACTTGCACCCATTCGCCTTGACTATCGGCAAGCTGTTGCTGTGCTGCCAATAGCTGCTTGATGGGATCGCCAATGGTGCTGTCCACGTCCTTCAACGCCCCGGCAGTCATGGCGTTCATCTCTTGATTAAGCGCGTTTTGTGCCTGCTGCGCCTCCTGGCCCAGTTGGGCCAATCTGGCCAGCTCCGCGCCAAAGTCGGACGCAGCGCCCAACGCGCCATTTACCGCTGGGGTGTATTCGTCGGTGATATATCGCAAGTCGTTTAACTGCTGGTTAAAGCGGCTTGACTGGTCAGAAGCGCGATCTATCTGGCTTGTGTAGATAGACACCCCAAGCCCTAAATCAATAAACGACAGCCCCATTTCGTCAACGTTACGGAACAACTCAGGGCCAAACGCGGCCTCTAGATTCTTACGTGCGTCAAGTGCGCCGTTGCTGTTTTCCACAATGGCCATTGCGGTATCGCGCAGCCCTTTTTGCACCTGGTCATATGTTCCCGTGACTTTTAGACCGCCAGCCCCAACATCATCAATTGTTTTGGTTAATCGCTGCCCTTGCGCGACCAAATCAGCCATGCTTTTACCAGCGGCGATGTTCTTTTCGATAATGCCGCCTACAGAGGTGCTATACCCGCCGCTGGCTGTTTCGATGACAGGGTAAAGCCCTTCGGCCAACCATCGCTTTAGTGAATCCGTGTTTTCAGCTATCAATACCTCTAAACGCGCCCATGCGTCAGCCTGGCTATCAACATTCCCGCCCACCTGGGAGATTAATTGATCGCCCGATTCCATGACGGCATTCAACAACGCCATCTGTTTTTCTTCGGCCGTTAGCGCCTCTACAGTTTTGCCAATGGACGCGGCGTACTTTTCGTTTGCCTCGCCTACCTTGACCGTGATACCCAAGTTGTCAAGGATAAGTGGCGATCCGCGCTTGATACCTAGCGCCAACGAATCAAACAAAAATGCGGTGTCACCTAGCGCCGGGTTTAGCTTGTTGGATGCTTTAGCAATTTCTAGCAATTGTGGAGCGGCGGCGGCGTATGATTGCGCCGCGTCGTCACTTGCCCCGGCCGTTAAGGTCAGCAACGATTTCATTAAATCGGTTTGCTTAATTGTGCCGTTAACGGCATCGGTCATCTGGTCGAGCAAGTGGGGAGTTTTGAACACCTGCTCGTTCATCAACTCAAAAGATTTGGTAAGCTGGTTTAGGTTCGCCCCTTCACGAGAAAGATCAAAAGCCTTTTTAAACGTGGCACCCGCCGCCGCCAGTGCCGCGCCGGTTTTGGTGGCAACATCAAACAAGGAGCTGAGGTTTTGCCCAATGCTTTTGATGCCCTGGCTACCCTGGTCTATTTGTTTTACAACTAATTTAACTTCGGCCACGGTTTAACCCTATCTTCTTTAGATGACCATTCACCCGTAATTGTTCTAACAAAATACGCTCATTTACAGAGAGCGCAGTATTAACTGAATCCCCCTGCAATGAGCGAAATTTGCTAACTACCCGGTGAATGTTTTGCAATGCTTTCATGCGGGTATACTCAATGTAATCCTGTGCTTTGACCCCGCCTTCATTCGGCAAATGGTAATCACCACAAAGCCAGGCCAATTCTAATTCGGGCGGCGGTGTGGCCTCGCTATTGACTACACATTCCACCGTCGCCTCTACTAGTTTTTTGGGACGGCTTCCGCCTCCAAAACGTTTACATGGTGGGCGGTCATGTTACCCACCCACATAACAATGTTTGCCACCTGCGGATTGGTTTCTGTATCAACATCAAGGTCTTTCGGGTTTGCTATTAGATCGCACTCCCATTCCTGATATAAACTCAAAAACCCCTGCCACATCCGAATGTAAACATCGTCGGAATAGAATCCCGCGTTAAATACCCGCCCACGATAGCGGAGGTTTTGCCCCACCGTCATAGTGTCAGGAACAGAAAACTTAACGCCCAATGCCTCGTTCTTATACTCTGCCATTGTGCCCCCTTTCTAAATTAAGACGCGGCGACGGATGTGTTGGTAAACCCGCTGCCACTGGTTGAACGGAATTCGGCCGTAAATGTTTGCAGCCCTACGGGGATACTGATAGACACCGCGCCTACGTTGGATTCCCCGGTAATGTAACGGGTCGCACCACTGGCCGATAGCTTGACTTCAATCGTTTTTGCTACGCTGGTACCTTTTGCCGCCAATGGCGCAAAGATCGCCCGCGTGGTCGAGTTCATCATACCAGTGACAGACACGCCCTTAACCGCGCCAATGTCGCGCTGTTCGGTGCGGTTGGTATCGCCCAAACCAGTATCTTCAATTAGCCCATTGCCGCCGTTGACAGTGACCTGGGTAATATCCCCGGAAATGTCGGTGAGTGTCCCAGATTGGTTGTCCACCCGGAATCCTGCAATATCGCTTAAATCATGTGCCATTGTTTACCTCGCTCTCTTGATATTCGGCGGCGGCACGTTTAAGCCGCGCCAACTCTGTATGATCGTAAGTATCGAAATTGCCTTGTTCCTCTTGCTGCTTAACGCGCAGCCGGAATTCGGCAAGCGCCGCCGCCAATTCGGCGGGTATCTCACTCTGAGAAGGTGATTGTTTCTTCTTCATCTACTTGCCCCACAAGCGCAGCGATTAACCAATCTGGCTTGTCCATTGGGTATCTAACAATGGGGCGTATGGAAACTACACGCCCCTTTCTTACCGTTCCTCCCGTATCACCTAAAACTCTACGGGGATCAAGGTAGCTTAATATTGTGTTGACGGCCGTCTGCAATGTGGTCAATGTATCGCCGTCATCACGGTATTTTTGATAAACTTCGATGATGGTCTGCCACGTGTTCAACTGCGTCTTAAAACTAATCATCTCGCGGTTGTGTTCCCCCGGCATAACAATCACGTATGTATCGCTTTTGCCATTGTTCAGAATGCCAAACTTCCCCCGGCTCGTGTTGTTTGCATCGTAGCCAGGAACATCACGCACCCTAGACAGCCAAAGCGCTTCTAAATCTGGGTAGCCGCTCACCCGTTAAACATCCTCCGCCGAAACATGGGCTGCTCCCGTGTCGTGTTATTCGGATCGCTGCGGTTGGCGTAGCTGCTCAAGGCGGTGTACGTTAGCGACCCAGACACAACGTCTGTTTGTGTCACGCCCTGATCCGCCCATGCCTGGCACCGCTGCTTGACCCACTCAAACGGGTCTTCATTTAGCAGATTCCACAACGAGGCATAGCGGCTTTCCTCGGAACCATCAAAGCCCGCTGAACGCTGCGTCAATTCCACCATTGCGGATGCCCGCGCCCGTACCCATAAATCGCAACTGAGTTTTGGCCCTGTCGCTGTGATGGGCACCGTAAAGCCACACGAGGCGATAGCGTCGTTCAGATCGGCCGATACCTCATCAATGAATGATTCAACCTCGGAAAGCGTCGGCCGTGTTGCCTCATCAAACGTAGGCGCGCCGCCGTCTAGCATGTGCCGGGTCATGGCCAGCACCGCATCAACAGAGGAGTAGGAATTTGCGCTAATTGCCATTCTTTTTAATAGCCCGCTTTTCTTTCGGCGTTACGTTTTCCTCAACGATGATCCGCTGTGTCCACATGCGGCGGTGGGCTTCGTTGCCCGCTTCAAATGGAAAAACATCACCGAGTTTGTATTCTGTGCCGTTGTATTTCACTGTCTGCCGTGCTATCTTGAATTGAATGTAATCGCTCATGTGTTGCCCCTTGCTTCTTTTTTGGCGATGTATTGATCTTTGCGCTCGTCGAATCCGTCTAAAAACTCTCGTGCTGCCCTGCCCCGATAGTGTTCTTTATGTGGTGGCAATCCACCCCACACAACAGCGGGCATCTGTGGAACACGGTGCATTGATTCGCCGCACTCGCAGACGATACCCGTAGAATAAGCCATCCTATGCAAAACCTCTTTGTAGTGAGCGTGGGGGCATTTGTAGACGTATTGCGGCATCAAATGAACTCCTTATGGGGCGGTTCTGTCATGATTGCGTCAAGTGTGATGTTAGCGATGTGGCCACGGCACATGACGCGGCACGAGCCGTCAACCTGACAAGCGCCGGAACGTTGCCAGATGGTTGGCAGCGGTTCCTCTGTCAAGTCGCCCAACAGCGCCCCAGCGTGTTCCCGCTTGTTGACGCAGCTCCACACCTTCCCATTTGGCGTGATGACCGTCTGGACTTGTGTCCAATGGCAGGTGGAGTAGGAACGGCCGTTCCAATCGCGGTACATCTCGAAACGTTCCTGGTCAAATAGAATTCGCGGGTCGTCGGGCACTTGGTTAAATATTTCTATAGCAGCATCTACCCATCCCGCCTCATCAATTGCCTCATTTGGGGCATCTTGTGAATAATTCACAATGGGGCGAAACTGTACGTAATCTGCACCGAGGGATAGCGCCAACTCTGCCATTTCAGGCATACTGATAACATTCTGGTCATGCAGCAAATAGCCGACACCAACAGTCGCGCCGCCATCAACAGCGGATAAGTTTTCAATACCTTGACACACCACCTCAAACTTATCTACCCCTTTACTCTCTTTGTACATCTCTGCTTCGCACTCATCCAGCGACACATACACCCACGCCATGACGCGCTTCAACAGCGCCGCCCGCTCTGGCGTGATGTGTGCCCCGTTGGTATACAATCCCTGCGGCATCCCGTGGCGATGGGCAAAGGTAACAATGTCGTCGAATCGCGGGTGTAGTGTCGGCTCCCCGCCGCCGGTCCAGGTGATAGACCTAACCCCCATCTCATGCGCCTGCACAATGATGCTTTTGGCCAGTTCATAATCCATCAGATCGCCGCCAGGGATACGGCCGTTGGGCGTATCTACCTTGCCCGCCAGTGGCCCCCGCGTGTGGGTGTAGGCAAAGTGGCACCACTCGCAGCCAAGCGAACAGCGGTTTGACAGGTCAATTTCTATGTTGATTGGCGGCGGCTTCTTGCCTGCCTTGATAGCGGCCAGTCGGTCGGTGTGGAATAGGATTTTGTGGCGCGGGTCTATGTAGTTGCTCATATACGAGCCTGTGCTTTCTTGAACAACGAAACAACATCAACATCTGGTTCGCTTAGAATATTGAAGGATAACCAGCCGGAGTTAACGGTATCTCTTAGCGTAACAACAAGCTTCACCACATCGACATAATTGTTTACTGTGGCACTTGTTACCACATACCTTTCTTCTTCTAAAGTTCGTTCTAACGCATCAGCGTTTTGTTTGTTATTCATGAGAAAAGATGCTCCACACTCAAAACCTTGCCAGGGCGTATCGGCCGTATCGCGCCCCGCTCAAGGACTAGTTTTTGAAAGAAAAGACCGTCGCCACACTTGACCGCCGCCATGTCTTCATCCCACCGTGCCGCAATGGGCAGGCGGTGGAATACCTGCGAATGGTCTAACATCCCCATCGGCTCATGAATGTCTCGCACTACGGGCGGCGTGTAGTCCCAATGGTCGATGTCAGATGCCCGTCCTAATCGTTTACCGCTGGTGGCGTACCAATCGCGCTCGTGATAGATGTAACCCGCGCCCGCGTCTGGATTGGCGGCAAAATAAGCCAGAACGCTGTCAACCATTTCTGGCTTGTATTCCACGTTGTCACACATGTAACCGACAAACTCAGATTCAACCCAGGCCAGCGCCTCGTTAATCAGCACGGCGTACCGGGTTACTTCGCGGCGATTGGTGACGACATGCTCATGTAAGGTAATGCGGTGGTCAGCATGGGCATAACGCCGCAGCTTGCCCACCGTGCCCATGCCGCTCCCGTCGTCCTGAATAATCAGCCGCCAATTGGGATTAGTTTGGGCCAGCATGGATTCAACGGCACGAACAACAAACGGAGGTCTATCGTATGAGGTAAGGATGATTGTAAGGGTCACGATAGCAGCGCCTCCCATTCGGCGGCGGATTGATCCACCAAGTATTCTTTTTTGATTGGAGGGTTCCTGTAATATTTACGCTCTGGCATAACGCAAACAAGATGTCTTAAGTGCCTGTAATCAAACCCTGTCGTCTCTGGCAAACCGCAAGCAGATGCCGTCAGCGCCTTGTTGTTGCTCTTGACCTCTCCCCACGGCCCAGGATACGGCGGCAATAAGGCTATGTCATGCGCCGCCAATACCTCGACCTCCTTGTCTAGTGACCATTGCACGTGATAGATAGGGAACGCATCAGAGAAGTGGAACCGCACGTCTGGCCTGTCGTCAAAGATGGTCAACTCTATTTTGTGCCCGTTGGCTACCAGCCGCTCCAGGTTGGCCCGTGCGCCCCACAACGCCACGCGGTTGGCAGCAATGCCAAACCAGATAAGGCGAACGGGCGACACGTCTCTGTGCTGTCGTTGGGTGTGAAAGTGGGATAGTTTCAGGCGGTCGGGGATGCAGACGGCTAAATCTTTCCCATACCATTGGTTAAAATCATCGGCAAGCGCCTGGCTACTGGCTACAACGGCCGTCATGTACTCGGCAATCTTCCGGCACTCGTTTGGCTGCCACCACCACGACGGATCGCACACGTCCCAATAGTGTTTCCATTGGTTGTTCAATCGCACAAGGTTAAAATCAACGGTCTTTTGCCAAACAATAGCCGCATGATTAGCCGCAATATATTGGCGTCCCGGGTACTGTGTAATCTCAACCTCATGACCCCGTTCCCTTAGCGCCTCGGCTACCCAATACGCCCGCATACGTGACGATGCCCATTCAATTGGGCCTGCGGTGACAAAGCAAATGTTCATTGTGCCCCCTGGCGCAGTTTCCGCGCCTCGTTTACCTGATTGCGTAAATAATTCGCCCACTCCGCCCTTATGCTTTCCGGTGTGCCGGAATAGTCATCAGGTGAGAGGGGATAACTAACCATGTGTTTGGGCCGTACATCAGGATCACCCCACAGCACAAAACCCGCTTGCCGGGCAATGATGGGGTAACGAATGTCTGACCCTATAATGTCTTTTTCCCCCCGCAGGTCATACATGGCATCTTCAAGCACTTCTTGATACCCGTTCAGATACGGCCGTGTGCCTTCGATTACGTCCCGATGTAACAGGATGCACCCCCACCCAGAAGCGCCCAATTCATGTAGTCGCCCACGTTCGGGATCGTCGGTAAATGGCATCAATGGCCACACGCCGTCAAACGGCTCAAACCAGACACTAAACATCGGTGCAAAGCGGCGGCGCATGTATAGCCCGCTTACGTATGGCACACCATGAGAGCGCAGCCGCTCTAACGTGTCGGATTCAAATACCATGTCGTGATCTAATAGGAGCAGCCAGTCGTGTGTACTGGCCATAAATGCGTCAATGTGCTTTTGCCGCGCTTCATACCCTTTCGTCGCTTTCATGAAAAGCGGCGTAGCGTCACCGGGGCGGCGTTCAATATTCATGATGGATAGAACAGAATCAACGGGGATTTCATCAGGCCCAACAACGCCGATATAGGCGCTGCCGGTGGTGTAATTTGTCATGCTGTGTGCCCCCTATACTCTGGGGAAGGTAGCGAACGGGGGCACCAGTTCGCCGCCCTCCCTAGAGCATAAGTAAATAAAGTCGTATCGACTAAACGATGTCAAGCCAAATTGCGCCAGTAGCGGCGGCGATCTGTTTCTGGTCCCACTGTTCGGTATGCTGCAAGATGCTGGCTTTGCGCTCTTTTGACGGGTAAGAATCAACACTGCCCTCGCCGCCACCCGGTGCCCAGGTGAACGTTTTCATCGAAGAAACGCTCATCATGTCAGCGCCAGGAGCTACGATACACAGCAGCGCGTCGTCATCCATGATTGGTGCCAGGCTTGCGGTTTGTCCGGTGTTTGCGGAGTTGTACAAAGCGCGGGATACACCCAGCGTTTGCACATCAAGCACGGCCGCCAGCAGGGACCGCATGTTGTCGGCCGTTCCTGTTTGGGTGTACTGAACCAATGCCTTTACTTCAGCATTGACGCGCAGCGCATCGTAAACAATCTCGCCAACAAACAGGGCGTTTGCTTCGCGGCCGGTCAATTGGCGGATGGTCCGTTTGGCGGTGGCGATGTTAGCTACAGGTGTACCGCCGGAATCATCCCAGTCGGTGGCGCTGTTGTTGTCTTGGGTAGTCCACACGCCCGCCTTGATAAAATCGGCCACAAACGCTATTTCTTTACGAATGTTGGATTGATGGGCCAGCCACTCAAGGCCGACCTGCTCCAACCGCATGGGAACCTGGCTTGTCGCTTCGTGCTCCACCGGGATCGCGTGCTCCAAACCAAATTGCAGGGTTTTGTATGTGTCTGATCCAAAGGTGTAACCACCTTGGGCAAACGTGTCACCGTAGGCGCGGCGT